CCTCAAAAAGTCCCCGGGGGGACAATTAGCACAATCTTTTCTACTCCGGAGGCCGGGGGAACTAGACTGAAAGGAGTTGTAACTGTGGTTAGTCGAAGCAGAAGTACCCCTAAACCTGTGTCCACCAACCGCCACAGGCCAGCTACAACTCCTGAAGGTCGAGAGAATCAGCTGGTTTCAATGGCTGTGGATCTGGTTCAGCAGAGAATGCAACAAGGAACGGCCTCTGCACAAGAGATCGTGCACTTCCTCAAGCTGGGATCCACTCGAGAACAACTTGAGCAAGATAGACTTCGTCGTGAGAACGAACTTCTGACTGCAAAAGTTGAGAATCTTGCCTCAGCCAAGAACATCGAGAAGCTTTACTCCGATGCAATCTCAGCAATGCGATCATATCAGGGACAAGAAGTTGTGGAGGACGATTACGATGACTCAGATTAGAACATACACTGAGTTTCGTCGACTCGAGACCTTCGAAGATAGGTACAAGTACCTCGCACTCAGAGGAACAGTCGGAGCACGAACGTTTGGTTACGACAGATGGATCAATCAGAGGTTCTACACATCAAGGCAATGGCGTCAGGTTCGCCAGAAGGTTATTGCTCGAGACCTAGCCAGTGATCTGGGTGTTGAAGGTCATGACATCATGACTAACCTCTATATCCATCACATGAATCCAATGACGGTAGCCGACATCAATTACTCTGACGACATTCTTGAACCTGAATTCCTAATCACGACAACTCAAGCCACCCACAACGCTATTCACTACGGCGACGAGAGCATGTTGCGAAAGCCACTTGTTCCCCGTAGTTCAGGAGATACAAAGTTGTGGTAAAGGAAGGAGAGAACATGAGCGACGCGAGGGTTCAGCCGGATCCAGGCAACTCAGCGCCGGAGGCGTGGACTGCGCCTCTGACTGACGACGAGAGCAAGGACTTCCGCACTCGCATGCGTGAGCACGTGGATGAAATCCACGCAGAGTTGGAAGAAGAGAAGAAGAGCGCTAGCGAAGAGGAGTGCGAAGATGGGGGCTGAAGCAGCACCAATCATCGAAGCCGAGATGGCCGACTGGGTCGCTCTAGGTGGAGGGAACTCCGGCATTGTTGGCGATCAGAGTCACGACTACGGCTTCCACTGCTCGGCCAATAACGTCGGGTCGGACGACTATTCTCGTTGGCGAGACCCTAACGGGTCTGACGGTCCATACACAGACTGGGACTTCTGCTGCGCAGGAGACTTCTCTCATAAGAACAACTCCACGCTCCGTAAGTATCACGCGGATGTGCTTGACCGCCTGATGGCCGGTCAGTTCCCAATGATCTGCGAGTTTATCGGTAAACCTTGGGCAGACAAGCCGGTTTACTACTGGGCTCGATGGAACGGAATTGACTACCTCGAGAAGTACACCGGTTCTGGTCATGACCACTGGTCGCATATCTCCTGGTACCGGTCCAAGGCCAACCAGCGTGCTTACCTGTGGAAGCCACCGTCTGGCGCATATCTTCGACGCGCGTGGCCTTCGTACATGCCGTCCAGCGAGTACTTCGGTCTGATCACCGGTCCGAATGCTTCGCACGGTGGTTACTACAGCCAGGAGAAGCCGGACGTCAAGGCCATCCAGCAGCGCATGATCAAGCTGGGCTACGTCAAGGGCGTCACCGATGTGAACAGCAGCTGGGCTGACGGCAAGTTCGAGCAGCCGACCAAGGACGCTGTCGCCAAGTGGCAGCATGCCAAGTATGAGTCGCAGACTACTCGTTTCGGTGAGGTCTGGACCGATGACTGGCAGCGCCTCTTCACCTACTAACACTCGAGGGAGGTGTCCCACGTGTCCGATAGTATCCTCACAAGCGTAAAGAAGAATCTCGGCATCGACGAGAGTTACGAAGCTTTCGACGCCGACATTGTGTTGTTTATCAATGGCGTTTTCTCCACGCTTCACCAGCTGGGCATTGGCCCTACTCTGGGTTTCGCAATCGAGGATAAGACGGCCTTGTGGGACACCTACCTGGACGGCGATCTTCGTAAGAACTCGGTCAAGACCTACATGTACCTTAGCGTTCGTCTCTTGTTCGATCCTCCAGCCACGTCATACCTCATCGAGGCAACGGCTAAGCAGAAGCTCGAGCTTGAGTGGCGTCTCAACGTTGTGAGGGAGGGAGACGAATGGGTGAATCCGTACCCGCCGGTAGTTCCAGCGGAACCTTAGACGAAGTCCTCTCACACTTCGGTGTTAAGGGAATGCACTGGGGCGTTCGGCGTAGTCGTGCACAGATCGACGATGCACCGGATCACATCGAGACTAAAGCGATCAAAAAGAAAGCAAGTTTTGGGAGGACTCGTAAGCTTTCTAATGCTGAATTGCAGAAGGCCATTACGAGGATGAATCTCGAACAGCAGTTTAGGGCTTTGAAGGCCAAGGACAGTGGCGAAGCTGCGAAGTTTGTTACTGACTTGATCAAAGAAGAAGGAAAGACTACAATCCGTAGTCTAGCCAAGAAGCACGGCCCAACGATTGCTAAGTTCGCTGTACGCACGGTCGTTAAGTAGTAACCACTAACGAAAGAGAGACCATCATGGTTGACGTTGAGCAGCTGAACACCACTCTGGCCGCTGCAGAGGGCCGAAAGCCCGTTGGCGACTGGTCTGACAAGCCGGCTATTCCGGCCTCGACTGTTGCCGCCACCAATGACTCTAACCACGTTATGTGGGTTGAGGTTACCGGCGGAACTGTGACTGTCGTGGCGGTGGACGGGACGACCACTGGTCGTACTAGTGGTGCGTTCTTCCTTCGTCCGGGTAGCTCTATCGCTATCACCTACAGCGTGGTGCCGACTTCCTGGAAGTGGTTTGCTCTGTAGAAAGGAGGGTAGGCAATGACGCTATCAAACACAGCGGTTCCGATCTATTACGGTCAGTTCCGCGATGCGGTACTTCGTGGTGAGATTCCTGTGTGTCGGGAGATCGCGATGGAGATGAATCGCATCGATGCGCTCATCGCCGACCCGAGATTCTATTACGACGACAAAGCAATTGATGGGTTCATCCGATACTGCGAGAACGAACTAACTCTAACGGACGGCAGCGATCTTCATCTGCTTCCTTCGTTCAAGGTGTGGGCTGAGCAGATCTTTGGGTGGTACTACTTTCAGGATCGTAGCGTCTACGTCCCCTCTAAGGGTAACCGCGGTGGGCGATACATCAACAAGCGAATCAAGAAACGACTGACGACAAAGCAATACCTAGTCGTTGCTCGAGGCGCCGCCAAGTCGATGTATGCATCGTGCATTCAGAACTACTTCCTGAATGTAGACACAGCTACCACACACCAGATCACAACCGCACCGACAATGAAGCAAGCAGATGAAGTCATGTCGCCGTTCCGAACGGCTATCACGCGCGCCCGCGGGCCACTCTTCAAGTTTCTAACCGAGGGCAGTCTTCAGAACACCACGGGCTCAAGGGCCTTCAGGCAGAAGCTGGTGCCAACCAAGAAGGGAATTGAGAACTTCTTGACCGGCTCTTTGCTTGAGGTTCGACCCATGGCCATCAACAAGCTCCAGGGACTTCGCCCAAAGGTTTCCACTATCGACGAGTGGCTGTCTGGTGATCTCCGAGAAGATGTTGTTGGGGCGGTGGAGCAAGGCGCCTCCAAGTTGGACGACTGGTTGATCGTCGCAATTAGTTCGGAAGGGACAGTTCGTAATGGATCGGGCGATACCATCAAAATGGAACTCGCTAGCATTTTACGTGGTGAGTTCATTGCGCCCCACATTTCGATCTGGCACTACAAGCTTGACGAAATCGAAGAAGTAGCCGATCCAGAGAAGTGGCCTAAAGCAAATCCGAACATCGGGCTTACGGTAACGTACGACACCTATCAATTGGATGTCGAACGAGCTGAGAAAGCTCCTGCTTCTAGGAATGACATCCTAGCTAAGCGGTTTGGTATCCCGATGGAAGGTTACACGTACTTCTTCACTTACGAAGAAACGCTACCCCATCGTAAACAAGAATTCTGGAAGATGCCCTGCGCGTTGGGCGCCGACCTATCACAAGGCGATGACTTCTGTGCGTTTACCTTCTTGTTCCCTCTCGGACAATTGGGTTTCGGAATCAAAACTCGAAGTTACATCACTTCTCTCACTTTGATGAAACTTCCTGGCGCCATGCGTCAAAAGTACGAAGAGTTTATCAATGAAGGCAGTCTTCATGTTCTAGAGGGAACGATTCTGGACATGATGGAGGTCTATGACGATCTCGATGCTTACATCCAAGAGCAAGAATTTGATGTAAGAACGCTAGGTTTTGACCCGTACAACGCCAAAGAGTTTGTAACACGATGGGAAGCAGAGAACGGCCCGTTCGGAATTGAGAAAGTAATTCAGGGCGCTAAGACTGAATCAGTTCCACTAGGAGAATTGAAGATTCTTAGCGAACAGAGACTACTCAAATTCGATCAGCTGTTGATGACGTTTGCTATGGGAAACGCCATCACACTAGAAGACACAAACGGTAACCGTAAGCTACTGAAGAAGCGTTACGACGAAAAGATCGACAACGTCGCCGCTTTGATGGACGCTTGGGTCGCATACAAAGCCAACAAGGAGGCTTTCGAATGAGCACCAACCAGGTCGCAAAGCAGATTGAAGTAGTTGATCAGGCTTCGTTCAACCACAACCAGGTTGCTGAGAAGGCTGCCTTGTTCGACTCGAGCGGAAACCCGTTGAGTCTGGCTAGCGCAACCACGATGCTTCTGACCGGTTACGTCGTCGGATCTCCCGTGGATATTGCCGCTACCGATACCGTGGTCGAGGCTTTCGGTAAGGTTCAGGCTCTGATCTACAACCTCATCAGTCGCGTCGAGGACCTTGAGACGCCATAAGATATTTGAGAAGGGCTGGATCGATGAGCATGTTGGAAGACAAGCCCAGTCTTGAATCTCTTTCGCTTCAGCACTTCGGTGTTAAAGGCATGAAGTGGGGCGTAGTAAAGAATCGAGCCATCGGTGGAACTGCCGATCGTATTCTTTATGGTAAAAAGGGAATCGCTAATCTAGAGGAAAAAGTCGCCTCCGGTTTGTCTAACCGAGAAGCTCGCCGAACTCAACTGGGGCGTGCTGCGGTTAGGGCTTCTATAGCTATATACGGAGCTCTAGTTCTTAAGAACTTTGCGCAGGTTGGTGTGAACACCGCCGTTCTGTCAAAAGCAGGAGCTTTCACGGCACAGGGCGAAAAACAGGTTCTAGCTATATCTGCTAAGGCCATGGCAACTAAGTTTGCCAAGAAGCGTGGCGGATCTTACGTAATTACCACATTGAGCTGACCCCGCGACCGTAGGAAGGAGGTGACACATGGCTATATTCTCTCGACTGAAGCAACTTAAGCATGCGTGGAACGTTTTCAAAGATCAATTGGACAATCCTCTGCAGGCTTACTCCGGAGCATCCTACGGTCGACGTCCTGATCAGGTTCGTCTTCATTTTTCGAATGAACGATCGATCCTTGCGTCCATCTTGATGAAGATGGGCATGGATGCTGCGGGAATTGACGTTCGTCACGTTCGTTTGGATGAAGATGGTCGTTATTTGGACGACATCAACAGTAGTCTGAACGAGTGTCTAACGGTAGAAGCCAACCTAGATCAAGCGGCACGGCATTTTCGTCAAGATGCCTACATGACGATGTTCGATCAAGGTTGTATTGCCGTTGTTCCCGTGGACACAACACTGGACCCCAATGTGTCTGGCGGGTTTGACGTCAAGACTCTGCGAGTCGGTAAAGTTGTTGGCTGGGAGCCTGAAAGAATTAGGGTCGAGCTCTACAACCAGAAGACTGGTATCAGGGAACAGTTGACTGTCGAGAAGAAGTTCGTTGCTATCGCGGAGAATCCTCTTTACGCGGTTATGAACGAACCTAACTCAACACTCCAGCGTTTGATTCGAAAGTTGAATCTTCTGGATGTTGTGGATGAGCAGTCTAGCTCTGGAAAACTGGACATTATCATTCAGCTCCCCTATGTCATTAAGTCAGAAGCTCGTCGCGCGCAGGCGGAACAGCGTCGGACAGACATTGAGAATCAGCTGAAGGGCAGCAAGTACGGTATTGCATATACAGACGGCACGGAAAAGATCACTCAGCTTAACCGCCCATCTGAGAATAATCTCCTGAAGCAGGTCGAGTACCTCATGGAGATGCTATATTCTCAGCTTGGTCTTACTCCAGAAGTTCTATCTGGTAAAGCTGACGAAGCTACCATGTTGAACTACATGAATCGTACTATTGAACCGGTTGTGGCTTCCCTGACCGAAGCCATGAAACGCGCCTTCCTAACTAAGACCGCTCGGTCTCAAGGTCAGTCTATCTCTTACTTCCAGGATCCCTTCAAGTTCGTTCCTATGTCCGTGTTGGCTGAGATTGCCGACAAGTTCACTCGGAACGAGATCATGACTTCGAATGAGATCCGTCAGAAGATCGGGATCAAGCCACACAAGGATCCGAAGGCAGATCAGCTGGTAAACAGCAACATGCCGCAAGCAGTTACTGGTGCTGAACAAGCTACCGGAGAAACTCAACCTTCAGATGGTGTCGATCCAGCGATGCAGAGTTCTCTTGATGACTTGACAAACCAAGTCGATGAGATCTTCGGAAGCCTTAAATCGCTGGGGGTGGGTGAGGATGCCCTCGGCTGAGGATTTCATCAAGGAGTTTCTTTCTCACGCTGACTATGACCCTGCGGCTCGTCGGGAGTACTACCTTCGAACTCGAGAGCTAAAGGGTAAAAGGCCTGGGACAAGTTCAGAATCCACGCCGAATTCTAACGGCGGTGTGGTTGGACCAATCGGAAGATCTAAAACTTCTACGGATAAGTCAAGCGATCCTAAACTAACATCAGCTCAAAAGCAGGTGGAAGAGCTAAAGGCTCGCTTGGCTAAACTAAGAGAGGTTTTAGAGAAGCTTGTCGATCAGGCTCAGAAGCGAAGCGGCCAGGCTGCCCCTTCTTCCACCTCAAAGCAAACTCAGGAGAAGAAGTCAGCAGACAAAGCGCCTGAGAAGAAGCTAACACCGAAGCAAGAAGCCGACGCAAGAAAGAGAGCAGCAGAGGCTTACGCCAAGGAGAAGAACAAGCCGATTTCACAGGTCGCCAAGGAGCTCAAGACCAAGATCGCGGACATCAACGCTAAGATCAAGGCCATGAGAGAGAAACTTTCGAAGACCAAACTGAAAGACGTTCCGAAGATGAAGCCCGTCCCCGTCGGGGCCGGAACCAAAAAGAAGTAAGGGAGGAGAACAGTCAAAATGGAAGCAGCTGACTTTAGCGGCTACGCCACCAAGGCTGGGCTCAAGTGCTCCGACGGTCGAAC